AAAAGTTAAACATTTTTCCACTTCATCATAGGGACAAACTCCCTCTTATAAACCAGCTTAAACGTTTTTTCATCGTAAAAGTCAGTGAAAGTGTAGATTTGGAATGATTTATACCCATAATCATCCATACGGGCAATAGCACCCCGCAAAGTCTTTAAATCTTTCCAAACATGTCGATTTTCAGTTCCACAGGACTCGTGACCCAGTTCAGCATCACCTTTGTAGGCGTAGAAATTTTGATTTTTCATATTTCTACGTGTGGATTTGCCAGCCATAGCTTGGTTCTAACTGAACTGATCCTCCTTGTAGATAACCTTCGTTTGGACTGCCGTGGAAGATAATCCCACCATTTCCGCAAAAAGCACCTTTTGAATCTTTCCGCACAAAGTAGAAACTATGTTTTGCCCAATCCGTAGCAATTTGAGTTTCCATTCCCGGCATTCGTTCCTGCATATTTTTTTCCACTTGTTCTAAGCGATTTAGACACTCTTGCAGGGAGTTGTCGTTGATCGTTTTAGCAAATTCCAAAGTTTCTTGGAGTTTGCCTTCTGTTAAGTCTTTCATTTTATTTTTAATTTAATCAATACAAACTACTAAACCATCTTGACAATCTTCCGCTTCATCTTTAGCAGCTTCTTCAGTTTCAAACAGCATAGGCTGTCCATCTTCAGTGCAAGCAATAGCTGGCCATTCCCTGTCGAATTTTTCGATTACAATAAATGTTGACATAATAATAAAATTTAAAGGTTAAGAATTGTGGTGGAATAGGGAATCGAACCCTATAACCAATTTTTCACCATTTTAAGTTTTCAGTCATTAATTATTAATAATTTATACTTTCCGTCTACAGATTCATATCTCCATCCGGCAACTTCTTCATTATGTATATCAGCTTTTACAAAACGAAATTCCATCCGGTGATTAGTTACTACGTTATGCAAAAACAGCACTTCCGTGATAGGTGGATTGTTTTTATCGCTTTGCTCAAAGCAGAAACATTGGGATTCAGGCAACCAATCCTCTTTGGTAATAGGAATTATGTTCATAATATTCTTTTTTTAATCAATAGTCCATTCATTACAATTCAAATGCGTAATGTAGAAAAAATCATACAATCTATGCTTTACAGGAATTTTGAACTCTAAAGGACGGGTTTTCCAAGTTTGAGTTTTCCCGTTTCTGCGACAACGTGCAGGAGTTTTCTTGTCAGAATTCATTATCGTTTTGTGATAAAATTCCCGCACACCTTCTTGATTCTCTTTTGTAACTGTTGTTTTCATAATGAATTCAAATAATCAAGGGTATAAGTTTCAATGCTTCCACTAGATAAGTCGGTGCAATCACAAACCACATCATCATCCTGCACATACATGTTTCTAACCTGAACATCTATTTCTTCTTCAGGAATATGAACAACATCTCCAAAGTGTTTTTCAGATTTGAAATGCCAGTAGGAGTTAGCTTTTACATGATTTCGCATGACATCCTCCATGTTCATTTTTTCACACTCATGACGGAATACAGGATGCCATAAGGAACTAATTGTATTGCCCGGAGTATAAGACTCACGGGCGTTTATGCGATATGCTTTTTCATCTTCCGCATTTAGCAGTCTAAACAATTCGTTTGCCATAATTTATGTATTTAGTTTTTGTAAAAGTTGAATTGCTTTCATAACTGAATTTGAAACATATCCTGATGGATTTACTACACGATAATTTTCTACCGCATGTTGTAATTCTATTTTGGAAGTATTTATTCTACGGGCAGCTTCCAAAACTTCTGCTTCAGTCCTTTCTAAAATTTGTCTATGGGCATTTTCTTTCTGATTGTATTTTTGGTTTGCTTCTTCAAAAGCTTTCCAAACACGGGTTTCCTGAAAATTCATTTCATTTTATGTGAGTAGTTTTCATTAATCCACTTTGCTAAGGTTTCCTGATGCCCTGATCCCAAATACAGGAAGAAATGCACCGGACCAGCAACACATCCATAAGTTTCATAATAATACAGAAACTTATCGGTAAACCATTTCATCATTCCCGGATTATCGGCCCAACAGCGTTGAATAAAATCCATAGGATAGTTTGTGATAAAGTACATAGCATTTATCACAACTTCTGCTTTTTCGTCTTCGTTCATAATTTTTGAATTTAAAGTAGTTCAAATAAGTAATCAGGTTCTAAACCAAACCACTCTTCACAAATATCGTCCGGGGTTTCACCATCTTCCAATCTGGAAAACAGGTCTCACGTTGCTTCTGCAATCAATTCGTCTGCTTCTTTTGCAGACATCCCATCCCGGGTCATCAAAACACTTTTAATCGTTTCCATAATAATTGAATTTAAAAGTTAAACATTAGTGGCTATGGAAAGGAATCGAACCCTCACTCCCTATTCTTTCAGGAGCAACCATTCAAGCCATTTGAAACATCAAAGGCAAGGCTGATTTTAGGGCTATACATTCAATTTATTTAGCAAACTGGATGAATCCTATGGATTAGGATTTGACTCCCTAAAATCAGCCTACATTTCATTTTATGAATTTCCATGTCAAGTCATATTTGATAGCAGTTTGAATCAGGAAACTTTCCTCATACCACTTTCCCCAAACATTTGGGTCCAGCAACAATTCAAATTCATCATTTTGATACCGCAAACAGGACAGCATTCCATCATAATCAACTAAAGAAGCATAGAATTTTGGTCCTACTTCTTCTAAGTTGGTTAGAATGATAGCATTTTTATCATCCACAATGGGAATTTCATCCCATTGCCTCAACCAAGGTCGGGTCAGATCATAGAATCCCCGCTTTGTCCGTTTTACCAATCCATGAGCAGTCAACCTTGGGATGATTACACTCAACAAGGTATAGTTGCTCCGATCGGCATAGTCGGTTCCTTTGCAATGTTCATCCAATCCTATTTTTCGACGGATGTCCATTGCCCGACTTTCTCCATTTTCCTGGAGGTATAACAATGTTCTTTCCATCCAGGAATCCGGTATTGGTTTATAATTCTTTTTCCTCTGCATTTTGTCCGGTTTTTACAGCAATCAATAAAACAATGCTTCCAATAGCAATGCAAACCAAACAGGACATTACTTTTTGACTATCACCCATCATAGCACCAACCATGATAAGGATAAATCCAATTCCGGTTAAGATTTTTGTTTTCATAATTTATAAAATTTAAAGGATTAATAAATTTGTGGGGTTTGCCGAATCGGACGGACTTCGAGCCTTCCACTCTAACCCCTACCATAAATTTTATTTCTTCATGGAATTAACATTTAAAAAAGGATTTAGAAATTAGCATTTTACAAAGTTCACCCGAATGGATTTGCCTATTTGATGGATATACAAAGTATAGCCATATCTTTCAGCAATTTCTTCGGCCCGATTCAACATCGGTTGCGGATTTTTCCGCATTCTTAGGATTAAGTTGTGATTTCTCATAGCAGTTTGATTTTTAAAAAGGTTTTACAAATGGAACTTTCACTCCCCAAACGCCACCATCATCATTAAAGGAAGCTCCAACTAATTTTGCAATTACTCCAGGAAAATGAGCAGCTACTTTTTTAGCGACTTCTTCATTGTGAATTTTGATTCGATAATTACCAACCATGCGATCTACATAACCAGGATACCGATTAAATTCATTTTTAAGAAATGCAAGAACTTCATTTGTATAAACTCTTTCATCTCTCATTTTAGAAAGTCTTGCTTCCTTTTCTTCTTTAGAAGCACCTAACCGCAAACGCTTTTCTAATTTTTCGATTTGACGTTGAATTTCCTGCATTTCAATTTGCAATGGGGCATATTTAGTTTTTTCCCAGGGAAGATTTTCCCTTTTAGGATCAAACATCAGCTTTCTTATTTGCTGACTCAAGTTTTCTTCTTTGCATTTCAATTCAAGAATTTCTTTCTTAATTTGTTTTGCTTCAATTGATTCAGTTGTTCTCATAATAATTTGATTTAGAAAGTTTATATTTTATTCATTACCATATTTTTGCAACAGCATCCAGATATGTTGTGCTACATCATCTGCATCTGGCTCATTTTCTACTACATCTGAATGCATCAATTTGATCTCTTTTACAATACCTGCATAAACTGCATCAGAAATTTCTAAATTTAGAACTATTCCATTCATACTATTGATATTTTACTTGGTAAACAATCAAATTTTATGCAAACCATTATAAAATATCCAATGCCGATAGCATAGGTAGTAGACATTGATGCACCAAGAGCATGGGACAAGGTAGATAATTTTTCAATGGAATCCTTATCAACAGGACTAAAACCAATGCTATAAACCAACTTCATGCGATATCCATATTTACGCTTGTCGATATAAATCCATTTGGATTTTGCTCCGAGAATATTCTCGATAACATTTTTGATAGGGAGATTTTTGTACTTCATAATATTTAAAATTTAAGATTTATAAATTTGTAATTGTTTCATTTTTGGCCCGCTTTTTTCATCTTATTTGCAAATTTGACCCATTTTCCTCCTGCTATTTGCAGGCTATTTGGTTGGGTTTGCATTCCTGGCTTTCGCTGAATTGCTAAATTAGCAATTCATCCGGGGCATTCATCCGGGGCATTCATCCGGGGCATGGCCTTATCTTTGCCCCGCATGGCCTGCTAAATTGCTTAAATTCAGCATAAAATTGCAGGGCTTCGGGCTTATGAATTCAAAAATATGAGGGCATAAAAAAGCCCCGCTCCGGCTAAAAATAGCAAGGGCGAGGCTTAAGAAATTAGCAGGGCGGAGCATTAAGCTTCGGGCGAAAAGATATATCTTTTCTCAGCCCCTTTCTTTCCATTGCTAAAAAAGCAATATTGAGATTTAAAAAGCATTTGCTCCAGAGAAGCCTTAAATTTCGCTTCTTCATAATCCGGATAAAGAATCGAAATTTTAGCCCATATCTCTGAGCGGCTCAATCCGGCGGCTCCGGCTTCTCCACAAATGGATTGAATCGCTAAAATTTTGCCGCTTCCATTATTTGATTTATTGCCAGCTTTCTGAGCGGCGGCTTTCTGAGCGGCGGGCAATAAAGCAAGCTTTGCGGCTTCAAAATTAGCAGCGGCTTTCGCAATTGCATCAATAGCAGGAGCAGCGGCGGCTTCAGCGGCATGAAAAATAGAAATTAGCAAGGCATTGCTTTTTTCGGCTTCATCAAGAGCGGCAGCGGCATTGCTCAAAGCAAGCTGCAAATTAGCAGGCTCGGCTTGCTTATTTTTCAATTCAGCGGCCCGCTTTTTTTCATCGGCTTCAATAGCGGCAAGCTTGCGGCCCTCATAAATCATTTTTTGAGCGGGGCTCATTTTTGCAAGCTTTGCGGCTTCAGCTTCATCGGCTTTCTTTGCGGCTTCCAATTCAGCGGCTTTCTTTGCAAGGGCTTCGGGGCTCTGCTCAGCGGCTTCGGCTTCGGCTGCTAATTTAGCGGCTTCGGCTTCGGCTTCGGCTTCGGCTTTTTTAGCGGCTTCGGCTTCGGCATTCTCTCTCGCTTCCTGCTCCAATTGGGCGGCAGCGGCGGCGGCTTCAATTGCTTTGATAGCAAGAGCGGCCAATTCATTAGCTTTTTTCATAATTGAGATAAAATTTAAAAAATTTGATTGATAAAAAAGATAAGCATATATAATAAGCAAAAAGCCCCGCTCCGCAAATTAGCAGGGCAGGGCTTCGGATGAATCAAAGGAAAAAATTAGCGGGCGGCAAATTTGCGGGCATAAGCGGCGGCGGCTTCTGCTAATTTAGCGGGCATTAATTTAGCAGCCCGCTCAGCGGCTTTATGGAATGCATAAAATATCTCTTTCTCTTCCTGCCATGCGGGCGAAGCGGCGGGCTTGCTAATTTGCAAATATTTGCGGGCTTGCTTTCTATCTCGCTCTTGCTGAAAAATATGCTCTTTCTTTGCCGCTTCTCTTTTCAATTGGCGGGTGGCGGCTTTCGGCTTGCTAATTAGCAGGGATTGAAAAGCAATTTCAGCGGCTTGCTTTTCAGCAAGGGCAGCATAAAATTTAATATTACCCTCTCGGATATTGGCGGCCATTGCATTAATCTTCATTGGATAAAATTTTATGAGCCTTGCTAAATTGCAAGGCCCTCTATATATAGCAAAAAAAAGCCCCGCTCCGGTTAAATTGCTTATGAGGGCAATAATTAGCAAGGGCGGGGCTTCAATTTCATTCAGTCTCCAAAAATATTGCTCTTTCTTCCAATTGCTAAAATATAGGGATTAAGCCTTAAGAGATATGCGATGCGATTAATCTTCTCCGCCTTCGATGAAGGCCCTCTCGCTTGCCTTTCAATATCATGCAGGCCCGCCAAAATTAGCAGGATGAAAAAAAGCTATCAAAGAATTATGCGGGCAGGATATCCATAAGAAAGCCCCTGAGGCCATGCAAAGCAATTGGCAAGCTTATTAATCCAATTGCATCGCATCCTGCATGATGCAGGCCTGAGGGCCGGAGGGCTAAAATAGAGATATTCCATAAAATCAAAGATAATATATATCAAAGGAAAAATATAATGATATATTATCCCAATATAATGGAATATTATCCTAATTCAAATAAGCTAAAATAAGGCTAAATAAGAGGCCCATAAGCCTTAAGCATGGATATATCCAAGAAGATATCCGAAGCCCTAAAAAAGCCCTTAAAATAGCTATAAAGCTATCTGGAGCATGAATCATTAAGCATTCCAAAAAGCAAAGAAAGCAAGGGCATGGAAAAATAGCTTTATCCAATATTCCTATATAGGGCAAAGATTCAATCCAAGATGCATGGCCATAAGAAAGCCCCGGATGAAGCCTTAAGCAAAAATAAGCAAGGGCATGGCATAAAGCCCCGGATGCATAAAAATAGCGGGGCAAAAATAGCGGATGAAGCCTAAGCCCTCTTCTCATGCCCGCTAATTTCAATCAGAGGGATTAATCAGAGGGATTAAGCAAGGCCATGCATCCAATGCCCTGCTAATTAATAAAGCTATCATTCCATTAAGAGAAGCCCTGCTAATTAGCAATTGCCCCGGATATAAAGCAAGAAAGCTAATAATTAGCAGGTGGGTGCCCTCATTAGAAAATAGGAAAGCAGATATAGGGGGGAACGACCCCTCACAACACTATACAATTTTTATGGATTAAAAGGTACACCGTACACATATACTACACTGTTTCTATGGATTAAAACATTGATCCCTTACATAACACTGGATATGCATTAGGGAATACCATAGGGAGACTGGATTACACTGGGACTAATCCCTATATACGCTAGGGGGGAATAATATACACTAGGGAACTATATACCATTGAGATAATACCGTATTTCTCCAATAATCATAGTTCCCCACTTTTATGTTTTCTTTGATTCTGGTGATGTGTTCCAATTGTTTGGTTTTTTCCTATTTTACGGTTTTGGGACTGTTCCCGGTATTGGGATTGATGTAGGTAAAGTGACAGACAGGGGGATGTATTCCCCGGTATTGTGTATTTGGATAGGATTCCATGATTTTTGGGGTTTGGGATAGGTATTGCCCTTGTATTTCCTGTGTTTGGACACCAACTAATCTGTTGTACATTGGGGATTTATTTTAGGGATGTTTCCTAGGGGTGTTTCCTATGGGAAAAGTTTTTATAAGTGTATTGTGTATTAGGGAGTTGGAGATTTGGAGAAATTCCTGATTTTTGATGGTTTTTGGAGTGTGTTTTACCAACTAATCTATGATGTAGGGCTGGTTTTTTGAAATACATCATTCCTATTCTTTTGTATTTAAAAATACCGTCAAAAAATTGTACAAAATTTTGTGGGAAAAAAGGTGTTTTCATACACTTTTTTGTGTATGGGAATACATCCCATGTGGAACACCAACTAATCTGTTGTACATCCCTGTTTTTTTGAATAATATTTGGGGCGTTTCTTTCCTATGGGGGGAATTTTTTTAACTCCCTATGTATCAGTGGATGTATATTTTTTTGACTTTTTGATTTTTAGCCTGTTTTTGGGGATGTAGAACACCAACTAATTTGTATTTTTGATACGGTTTTTTGAAAAACAGTGGGTGCTATATTTTCCACTGTTTTTACAGATGTTTGTATTTCTGTATGTATGTTATACAACAGTCCATGTATTTTGTCAAGTGTATGTATTTTTTACAACAAATTGTCAGGATTTATATGTATTTATACCAATCAAAGTGTATTGTTTTTGTCGACAAAGTGTAGAAAACGTGTTGTGCTCCACAAAAATAATTTTAGGGAAAATTGGTATGGAATCGAAAATAATACTTAATTTTACATTCTATTTGTATGTTTAATTTAAAATTTTACAGTCATGTATAGACAAGATAATAGACAAAGGAAGTTTTCCAGTTCTAAATGGAAAGAAGGTATGGCTGAACAAACATATCGGTATTCCTTGTTAGGGGTCACATATAGACAACTGGCTATATTTTTTAAAGTAGACATTGACACCATTTCCTATTGGATGATTAACAATCCAGAATTCATCGAAGCGTTTAACCGGGGAAAAGCAGAAGCAGATGCCAATGTGGTAGAAGCATGGTATAAGAGAGCGTTGGGATATGATTATATAGAAACAAAAACATATACCAATAAAAATGGTGAAGTTTCCACAGAAGTGACCACAAAACACGTTCCACCGGATACCATGGCGTTTGTGAAGTGGATGAATGTCCGTCAACGGGAAAACTGGGCAGAAATCAGTAAAACAGAACATAGTATCAACTATTCTGGAACCATAGATATTAAGTATGTGGCAGATCAGTTAAAGGATACATCCAAGTTTAGTGATGAGGATCTTCAGTTTGCGTTGAAATACAGTCTAAAACAATTAGCAGAACATGCCGGGAATAATTAATCATATTGCCCCACCGTTAAAAAGAACAGTCCCACCTAAAAAGGCTATACTAGAAGCAGCGATTATGAATCCCTATTTAATTATCAGGGAAATCAATAACCGTTCATTTTATGAGTTTTTTAAATTCTTTTGGCCGGAAGTATCAAGCGAGGAGTTTAAAGATAACTGGCATATCAAGTATTTATGTGGTGAGTTACAGAAGATTGCAGAGAATGTGGGAAACGATAAACCAAAGTTGTATGATTTACTTATAAACATTCCCCCTGGTACGAGCAAAACACTGATGTGCAGTATAATGTTTCCGGCTTGGTGTTGGACACGATGGTTTTATCTTCGTTTTATTACTGTATCTTATTCAGCTGTATTGTCACTAGAATCAGCAGAATACTCAAGAGATTTAATTAAATCAGATCGGTATAAAACGATTTATCCAGAGTTAGATATAAAAGATGACAAGGATACTAAGTCAAATTTCAGGATTATTAAAACTACTACATTAAAACCGGGGAAAAGACCAAGGGTAGATTTTGGAGGAAACAGATATAGCACCTCAGTAGGGGGTACGTTGACAGGATTCCACGCACATATGATTATATGGGATGATCCCATCAATCCACAACAGGCTATCAGTCCAATAGAATTGGAAAATACTAATCGTTGGCTGGATCAAACCCTTCCTACACGAAAAGTTGATAAGGCTGTATCGGCTACAATCGGAATTATGCAGCGTTTACATCAGAATGATCCCACGGGACATATGCTAGAGAAAAAGAAAGCAAATGTAAAGCACATATGCTTGCCTGGTGAAATCAACGATCCTAAATATGCTGCTATTGTAAATCCTCCAGAACTCATTAAGTATTACAAGAATGGACTGATGGACCCAGTACGGTTGAATCAGTCGGTGTTGAAGGATTTGGAAGCCGACCTAGGACAATACAGTTACGCGGGACAAATTGGGCAAAATCCAACTCCTCCAAGTGGGGGGATGTTTAAGGTGGATAACTTTGTAATTCAGGAAACTATGCCTAATCCTATGGATGTGATGGAGATAGTCCGATATTGGGATAAGGCGGGGACTAAGGAAAAGATCAGTGGAAGGACTAATGCAGCGTGGACTGTAGGATGTAAGATGTTGAAGTTGAAAAATGGGCGTTGGGTGATTGTAGATGTGAAGCGTGGGCGTTGGTCTACAGATGAGCGTGAACGAATAATTAAGAGTTGTGCTGAAGTGGATGGATCACGGGTGAATGTCTACTATGAGCAGGAACCTGGGTCAGGTGGTAAAGAGAGCGCCGAAGCAACTACATTAAATCTGGCAGGGTTCGTAGCACATGCAGATCGTCCACAGGGGGATAAGGTTTATCGTGCTGATCCATATTCGGTACAGGTGAATGAAGGGAATGTAAGTTTGTTGAAAGGGGATTGGAATTATGAGTTTATTGAGGAGCACCGACATTTTCCAAATTCCACATATAAGGATCAGGTAGATGCTGCCGCTGGTGCTTTTGCTAAGTTGACTTCTAAACGATTGGTAAAAATTTGGTAGATTATGAAACGGACAAAACCTTCAAGTAAGGGATTAGTTAATAATACAGAGAAACCTGTAGAAAAACCTATATCTCCTTCTCAAATTCAAACTTTGAGTGCTATTATAGCCAGAATGGAATTAGCAGGGAAGTTGGGACAATCCTATGGTGGGGATCGGGATTTATATGAAGCGTTAGGGTATAGTGATACTTTAACCTATCAGGATTATGTTCGTAGGTTTGTACGACAGGATATTGCTCGTGCTATTATAGAACGTCCGGTAAAGGTTACTTGGTCTGGTCCTTTACTTATAACTGAAACTAACGATCAAGACGAAACAGGGTTGGAAGAAGCATGGAAAAAGATGGAACGGGATTTGAAGTTGAAGTCCAAGTTTATTCGTTTAGATAAGTTGACTGGATTAGGTAGATATGGAGTAATGCTGTTAGGGTTCGATGATGTGGTAAAGATGGAGGATTATGCTAAACCAGTTAGTAAAAGCAAAAAGCGTAAATTATTATATGTTCGTCCATTGGGGGAATCAGGGGCTAGTATTAGTACATGGGAAAAGAATGTAGGAAATGAACGATATGGATTACCTTTAATGTATGATGTGGTATTGACAGAACCTTCTAGTGGAACTTCTTCCACTATTTCTATTTCTGGTACTTCGGTTAGTATGAAAGTCCATTATTCCAGAGTAATTCATGTGATAGAGAATGCTATGGAATCTGAAACTGAAGGTAGTCCACGGTTGGAGGTGGTGTATAATCGTTTAGAGGATTTAGAGAAGTTGATAGGGGGTAGCGCAGAAATGTTTTGGCGGGGTGCTCGTCCTGGTTATACAGGGGATTTGAATAAGGATTTTACTATGGGTGCTACCGAAAAAGCTGCTTTACAAGATCAATTTGATGAGTATGAACATAATTTGCGTAGGATATTGGTTAATGAGGGATTGTCGTTAAAGACATTGGAAACGCAAATATCCGATCCAAAGAATCATGTAGATGTGCAGTTAATGATGATTTCTGCTGTAACTGGAATTCCAAAGCGTATATTGAGTGGTTCAGAGCGTGGGGAGTTGTCTTCCAGTCAGGATGCTATGGAGTGGGGATCGTTCGTTCAAAGTCGTAGAGAGGAATTCGCAGAACCACATATTATTCGTCCATTTGTGGATCGGATGATAGAATATGGAGTGTTGCCGGAAGCGTCAGAAGGTTATTCTATTGAATGGGCAGATATATTTGCTGTATCGGAAAAAGATAAAGTAGAGATTGGTAGGATTCGTGCTACCGCTTTGCGTGAATATTTTGTTAATCCATTAACTCCAGAGGTAGTTCCACCACGTGCTTTCTATGAATTCTTTTTAGGGTTTGGACGTGAACAGATAGAATTGATGTTAGCAATGGAAACAGATGATACTATTCGTAGCATACGAGAAGAGGATGCAGAGTTTCAGGCAGAATTGAAAGCACGTAATCCAGCGGTAGTAATTCCTGAACAGGATGAAGGGGCTAAACCTACAGCAGATAAGAAAGTAAAAACTGAATAATGGGAAATCATTCAGATATTTGTACTTGCGAAGAACATAATCCTAAGTTGCTAACTCAGGCTAAGATTCGTCAAATAGACCCTACCCGTACTGTATCCCTACGAAATGCTTTTGTAAAACAGATGGATCGCCGGTTTAACGAATTATCCCGTATAATTACTAAGGCTATTGTAGATCAGGATTGTTTTGGATTTAAGTTAATCCCTACTACTTATCAAATGACAGTTCCTGGAAAACAGGCTTTTGCTTTCACTACCAGTCAGCAGAAGATTCAGGAATTTATGACTTGGTTGCAAGAGCAGGTAGACAAGGGAATTTTAACAGTATCTGAATATCGGCAATTAGGACAAGCTATACAACAGGAATGGACTGATTTATATATAGAGGATTCGTATAAGCGTGGAATAATTCGTGCACGATACGAAATGACTAAAGCAGGTTGGAATATTCCCAGTATAGAAGCTAGTGGTGGGGTTGCTATGGTGTTTGCAAATTCACCTTTCCATTTAGACCGTGTCGGACTTTTATACATCCGTGCATATAATGATTTAAAGGGAATTACAGATGCTATGTCTTCCCAAATAAGTAGAATCTTAGCACAGGGAATGGCAGATGGGGATGGGCCACGTTTGTTAGCACGAAAATTAGTAGCTACAATAAATGGGGATACTACCGGAACTTTAGGGATTACAGATACTTTAGGTAGATTTATTCCAGCTAAACGTCGTGCGGAGATGTTGGCTCGTACAGAAATTATTAGGAGTCATGCTGAAGCTACTTTACAGGAATATCGAAATTGGGGTGTGGTGGGAGTAAATGTGCAAGTAGAATGGTTAAGTGCTCACGACGATCGTGTATGTCCGGTTTGTGCAAGTATGGATGGAAAGATATTTACTTTGGATGAAGCCAGTGGCTTAATTCCGGCACATCCGAATTGCAGATGTTGCTGGTTGCCCGCAGGTCCAGAACATGATTTACCACCGAAAATAAAATAATTTATGTATAGTATTCAAAAATATAGTAATTTTACTTTGTAATTGGGAGGAAATTAAGATGCCTTGGAAAAATACAGATGCACTAGAGCACAAAAAAGGACTGACTGAAAAACAATGTCTTATTTGTGGAGAAGCATATGAACCTACTTCTGGCAGTCAATTATATTGTATTAAATGTAAGAAACTTCCTAATAAAATTGCAGTGCGAAATATGAATCGTGTTTATGCAGGAAAAAAATGCACTCATTGTGGAGAAAACTATATTCCTCTTACAGGGAATCAGTTAGTTTGTGGAGAATGTGAGTATTATTGTGATGTATGTGGAAAAAAGATTTCTAAAGGAAATAATTTATGCAGATCTTGTTGGCAATTGGGGGATAGAAATAATGCTAGAATGGTAGATGTTAGAGTAAAATTAAGTGAAGCAAGTAGAGTAAATGGACCAAATAAAGGAATGTTAGGTAAGCATCCTTCATTAGAAGTAAGAAAAATAATGAGTGCCCAACGAACTGGATCTAAGAATAGTAATTTTGGAAAAGTTACATATGGAACAGGTAAATGTAAATGGTATGATTATGAATCCCCTATTGCAGGTTTTGTGCGTTTGCAAGGAACTTACGAATTAAGAATGGCTAAGGTTTTAGATAGATTAGGATGGGAGTGGGGCAAAAATAAAGATCATTTTATATATGATAATGGTAATCATAGTTATATTCCTGATTTTAAAATAACTAAACGGGGGAATGAAGAATGTTTGTATTACATAGATACTAAGGGTTACTTTTCTAAATATGATCAAAGCAAGATGTATAAAGTTAGAGAAGAAAATCCTAGTTTTATAGTAATTATATTATGTTTAGATATATTAGAACAATATGAAAGGATGGTGAATTATGCCGTGGCAAGTTAGTGATGTAGAATCCCATAAGAAAGGTTTGTCTGATTCTAGCAAAAAACAGTGGGTAAATATTGCAAACTCTATGTTGAAAAAATGTATGGAAGAAGGTGGGGATGAAGAAACTTGTGCTATATCAGCTATTAAAGGTGCTAATGGATCGGTAAACACAAATGAGATGGAAGTCTATTCCAATGTTTTAATGGGTTATGTGATTAGGACTAAAGTGTATCAGGAAAGGAATTATATTATAGTCCCGGTTGTGATGATGGTAGAGGGAGTTCATAATGGGAGTGCTGGTCCGTTGTTACATAAAGCAGAGGATTTGGGACGTTTCCCAGCTTCGTGGGATGGGATTCCTGTAATGATAGATCATCCACAGATAGACGGGATGAATGTAAGTGCTAATATCCCAGAGATTTTAGAGATGAGTGTGGGTAGAGTGTTTAATACTAATATGCAGGGGGAAAAGTTAAAAGCAGAACTTTGGTTGGACGAACAGAAGTTGATTGCTATTGCTCCAGAAGTAGCGGATCATATCCAAAAAGGAAAGTCTTTAGATGTTAGTGTAGGAGTATTTACAGAAGAGGAACCCGTTTCAGGGATTTACATTAATACAAATACAAAAGAAGAAGAAGAATACAGTGCCATAGCTAGAAATCATCGTCCAGACCACCTAGCCATTTTGCCCAATGGAATTTCAGGTGCGTGTGGATGGAAAGACGGTTGTGGTATTCGTGTTAATAGTGAGAATAGAGAACATAGTTCCGAAACAATTAAAAAAGAAAGCAATGACATGATTAATGATGTGATTGTATCATTGAAGCAGATAGCGGAAGAGAATATTTTGGCTTCGATAACTGACAACAGACAGGGTTTTCAGGAGTTGATGTCGAAAGTTTCTGAGAAGTTATGCGCAAAGGATTCTGAAGATGAGTATCACATTTTAGAGGAAGTGTATACAGATTCTGTGATTTATCGTAAAAGGGGCAGGGCTGAGGATAGTGGTTTTTATCATCAGTCTTATCAAGTCAATGAAGACGGCATCGTTGAATTTGTAGATTCCCCTACACGAGTACGTCGTGATGTTAATTATGTACAAATGAATGCTTTAAAAAGAACTAAATTTAGTACAAATAAAAAAGGAGGAATTCCAATGGCAGAAAATGATAAGCCATGTTGCTTAGAAAAAGTGGTCGAACTTCTTAATAACAAACAACTGGGATTGACGGAAGCCGATGACAGGGAATGGTTGTTAGGATTGGGACCGGAACGGTTGGAGCGTATTACTCCAAAAGCTCCCCAAGTTATTGAGGTGAATAAAGAGGTGATTGTAGAAGTACAGGAGCCCGTTGAAACTGATTTAACTGACTATGTGCGTAAAGATTCATTTAAAACAGCAGAAGATGTATTGGCTATTGTTCCGGAAGAAATGAAGGAGCAGTTCCAATCTGGTCTGAGACTGCATGAGGCCTATCGTGGGGATTTGGTAAAATCCATTTTGGATTTTGCTGAACCTGGGGTATGGACTGAAGATGAATTAAAAGTGCATAACACCGCTATGCTTGAGAAATTGAGTAAGCAGTTTAAACAGCCCGTGAATTATGCAGGACAGAATGCTGGGGTTGGTATTAATGTTCATGTGGATAGTGAGGAAAAACTTTTACCTCTAGGGATAAATTAATTTTTAATTGAAAGGAAACGTAAATTATGGCTACAGTTGTAAAACATTCAGTAATCCTTAAAAAGTATTCCGATTGTATTGAGGAGTTTGTTGCTAGTGCAGCAATCACCCCAGGACACTTGGTAGAAATTATGACTACTGGAGAGATTCGGGTGCATTCTTCCGCTAGTGGGAACGTGCTTCCGATGTTTGCTTTGGAAAATGAATTGGAAGGAGAAGGCATAGATACTGCCTACGCTCACGAAGATCCAGTTCAGGTATGGATTCCCACCCGTGGGGATATCGTGAATGCACTTTTGGCAGATGGTCAGACTATTGTTATTGGTGATTTCTTGGAATCTGCCGGTAACGGTTCTTTGACTAAATATGTGGCTGATTCTACTGGAATTTACTATCACAATCAGATCGTAGGTCAGGCTATCGAAGCTGTTGATCTTTCTGGTTCTGCTGGCACTCATCCGGTTTCAGGTCTTCGTATTCAGGTTAGAATTATGTAATTAAGAAAGGAGAAAATAAAATGAATAACGAAGCAATTATGGATGTTATGGGTCGGGAAGGTTCTCAGGGAGAAGTAGCCCAGCTTATTTCACAAGGAAGAATAGATCCAGGTGCAATGCGCCCGTGGGTTGGTAAGGATGGTAAATCTTATGTAACCACTTTCGCTGGTGGGGATGCTAAGAAGCCGGAGAATTATAAATCAGTTCCTATCAATACGAACGCTACCCTGCGTCCGTATGAATGGCGTCAGTTGGATGAAGTTCTGGTTCCTATTTCGGAAAGTCGTTTGAATGGGATTAAAGATCTGATTTCCAGAGGCCTGGTTTATAATCTTGGAAATGCTATGGGTACGACCGTACTGGAATGGCATGATGTAAGTGATGCACTGGAGGCTGTTATGACCATGGATGGTGTGACCCGTGGGTTGAATGATCGGCAGGAATTCACTGCACATTATTTACCAATCCCGATAATTCACGCTGACTATGAGATTAACTCTCGTGCTTTAGCAGCCAGTCGTAGTTTGGGGAACCCGTTGGATACTTCAATGGCAGAACGTGCTGTAAGGAAAGTAGCAGACAAATTGGAAAAAATGCTGTTTACGGATTTGACTTACTCATTCGGTGGTGGAACTATTTACAGCTACACTAACTACACTTATCGTAATACTGTTACTTTGGATACCCACTGGGATCATTCAGGTGTGACAGGAAAACAGATTGTAGACGGTGTACGGGAAATGAAACAGGCTTCCATAGCTGATTATCATTTTGGTCCGTGGGTGCTGTATATCCCGCTTGGTTATGAAACCGTAATGGATCAGGATTATTCCGATTCTAAAGGATCAAATACTATTCGTGAGCGTATTCTTCAGATTTCCGGTATTCAGGATGTTAAGGTAGTTGATACTTTAACTGCTGATAACGTTCTGTTGGTGCAAATGACGAGTGATGTAGTCAGGTTGGTACAAGGTCTTGGTATTCAGAACGTGCAGTGGGAAGTTGAAGGCAAGTTCATAACTAAGTACAAGGTTTTGACAATTGCAGTCCCGCAACTCAGGTCTGACGCTGAAAACCATTGTGGTATAGTTCATGCTTCTTTTGCCTAATAGGTAGTTATATTTAAAACAGACTAATCAAGTCTTTTTAAACCTTAAATCTAATCAAATGATTTACGTTTATATCACAACGAACATTTTGAACAAGAGTCAATATGTAGGTATGCATTCTACAAACAATCCAGATGACGGGTATTTAGGTAGTGGAAAAGCTTTGCTATTAGCTTTTAAAAAATATGGCAAAGAGAATTTTACTCGTCGTAAACTTTGTTTCTGTGATTCAGTAGAGGAAGCCCACAAGAAAGAAGCATACTACATTAAGAAGTATAATACTGTTTCACCCAATGGATATAATATCAGTCCAAAAGGGGGTTTAGGTTGTCCTGGTAGTTTTTCAGATGAGATTAGACAGACTATGCGAGAGAACCATGCTGATTTTAAAGGCGAAAACCATCCTAGATTTGGGAGTACACATACTGATAAAAGTAAACAAAAGAACAGAGATGCTAAAAATGCTTTTTATCAGACTGAGGAAGGTATTGCTTTACGGCAAAAGATAAGTGAATCTAAAAAGGGTGGTAAACAATCAGAGGAATCTAACGAAAAACGAAGAAAAGCTCAGATTGGTATTCTTAGATCTCCAGAAGTTTGTAAGAAAATAAGTGAAGGGAACAAAGGAAAGAAAAACTCCCCTGAAGCTATTGAAAAGAATAGACAAGCACAGTTACTTCGGATGGCTGATCCTAAAGAAAGACAAAAGTTGAAAGATGCTGCTATAAAACAGTGGGAGAAACCTGGATATAAAGAAGAACATGGTGGATTTTTTAAAGGAAAGCATCATTCAGATAAAACAAAAGAGCAAATGAGAGCTTCCCAAAGAAAACGTTATTCCCAATAAAGTAATTACAATAATAAATTAATCAAATTTTTTAATCATGCAACGTACAAAAGTAAAGGTAGTAGAACCTGTTAAAGAAAAAAAAGTAGTAAAGGTTGTAGAGCCTGAAAAGGTTGTAGAGCCTATCAAAGAAGAGATTCGTGAAGTTCCGGTAGAAGAAGTGCTGGTGAAGTTGCCGGTAAAAGAAATAAAAGAAGTTTTTGTTCGCCCTAAATTATCTTATCGTAATATAGGTGG